TTACTTAAATGCATGTAACACTTATGGATTTATGGTTGATGCTAATAATCCACAAAGATTGGTTGCTGATATAGGTTCTGCCGTAATGACGCAGAATATGAGATTGTTTAATAATGGTATTGGCACCACTGACGCATTCTTAAATTTATCTTATGAACCCGTGGGCGCTAAATACTTTCAAAATTTTAAATTCTTTCTTTATAATATTTACAACGAATCAAAAAAGCCAAAAGTTGTGACGCTTACAGAAAATCTTAATGATGGCGATAAGATAACAATCGAAAAAACAATATCATACACTTTTGAAAATTTTCAAACTCAATTTGGTGATTTGTATTTTTTTGAATTATATGCTAAAATAAGATTCATGGAAGAAGAGAGCCAATTTAGTGAATATGAAAAAAATAGCCTTATTACTGAATCTGTGGGGATAGCAAAAATTAATTTACCTGCTGCAATTGATATATTTGAAAGTATCCTTAATAAGACATTTGACTATTCGGGCTCATTAAGTTATATTACGCAAAGACAAAAGAACTTGAGGCTTTAGTGTATTTTCAGGCATTAGATGATAAAAAAACATGTGTTGGAATTTACCATGATGGAAATCTTATATTTGATGAATCAAAGTTTCCAGAATCTTTTAAAGATTCAAAGACGTGGCGATACTCAGGTTTTCTAAATGATGATTCAATTGATTACGGCTGGATTCTTTCCGAAGGCGCTTCACTTGAGCGCATGTGTCCTAAAGAACTTGAAGAATCGTTCAAGAAAGTAAATAGAAAAATGCACGCTTTCAAAAAGTCTTTTGAGCTTGCTAAGATTAATTTTAATAATCATTGTTTTTTTGACCTTGTGCCTCATGATTTTTTGTGTGAGTTTTTAGAAATCAAAAATGGTATTACTAAACATGTGTTCGATATTTTTGACAAGCAAGAATATTATGACCATCTTGTTAGCGTTGAAAAGCTTTTGTATAAAATTCGATATCAAAACTTAAACATAAACAACGATAACTGCAGAGGGCTTTTTATGAGTTCTATGTCTAGAGGTGAAGTACAAAAAATTCTTAAGAGTAGCAAGAGAATTGATTATAATATTTTCGGCACCCGCACTGGTCGATTGTCAACATACTTTAAATCGTTTCCAATTTTAACAATGAGAAAAGAAACCCGAGCGTTGATCAAGCCTCATAATGATTGGTTTATCTCACTTGATTATAACGGCGCCGAAGTTCGCACTGTGTTGGCTTTATTAGATGTTGAACAGCCACTTGGTGATGTTCACAATTGGAACATTCAAAATATTCTAAAGAAAAAGGGTATCATTGACCGCGAAAAAGCTAAGACATTCTTCTTTTCTTGGCTTTACAACCCAGAGTCAAAAAAGATCGAAAATACGATATATAATCGCGAACTTCTAAATGAGCGATACTACCATAATGGATATGTTTGCACACCATTTGGACGTGAAATATTTGTGAACGATTATAAGTCAGTAAACTATTTAATACAGAGCACTACAGCAGATCTTGTCAATGAACGCGCAGTGGCGCTGGACAAGTTTTTGAGCGATAAAAAAACATTTATTTCGCACATTGTTCACGATGAAGTGGTGCTGGATATGCCAAATAGTGAGAGATACTTGATTCCTGAAATCAAAAAAATATTTTCCCAAAACTCCCTTGCAGAATTTAAAACAAACTTGCGCGCTGGTAAGGACTACTATGACATTGGAGTTTTAAATTTATGATCTCTATTGTTGGAATTGGCAACGCCGCGTCGAAAATTGCCGAGAACTTTAAAACTCAGAAAAACAATTATAAGATTTATCAACTTAGTTCCGATTGTAAAAACACTAAGTTTACACGTAAGCTTGAGCGTTTTGAAAATCCAGAGGATTATGAAAACAATATTCCTGATCTTAAAAAGTTTTTTAGTGACATCACCGATGACGTTCAAGTTATCATTGTTGGTGCTTCTCTAAGCTCCAACTACGCACTCGGTATTCTTGAGCAGATTAAAGAAAAAAATATTAATGTGTTCTATGTCAAACCAGATATTGAACTGCTCACCGGTGTTCCTAAGCTATTAGAAAACATGATGTTTGGTGTATTACAGGAATATGCGCGTTCTGGTCTTTTTCAGTCACTTACTATTATTTCTAATCTTGAGCTAGAAAAAGGTATACAAGACTTATCAATTAAGAATTATTATGATAAAATAAATGAAACAATTTTCTCGTGCATGCATTATATGAACTTTTTCAATCACACAGAACCAGAAATTGGTATTATGTCCCGGCCGTCTAAAATAAATCGTATTAAAAGCATCGGTATGCTGGATTCAAAAACTTTGAAAGAAAAATGGTTTTTTCCACTTGACATGACTCGTGAAACATATTATTATATTTGTATTAATGAAGAAAAACTGGAGAAAGAAGTTGGTTTACACCGTAAACTTGTAAGCATTTTAAAAGACAAGCCCCGCAATGCTTATAAGAAAATTTCTTATGGTATATGGGGCACACACTTAAATGACTTTGGGTTCTGCGTTGCCCACACTAACGCAATACAACAACAAAATACCCTTGACAAGCTAGAACAAGGGTGATACATTAGATGCTGTGGCAAGCACAGTATACTTTAACAAATAGGAGAAAATACTAATGTCAATTAACATGGAACTTATGCGTAAGAAGCTTGCTTCTTTGCGCGGCGAAGGCGGGGACAAACAGGATTCTGTTTGGTTTAAGCCACAAGAAGGAGAGCAAGATATCAGGATTGTTCCAACACCTGATGGCGATCCACTTAAAGAAGTTTACTTTCATTATAATGTAGGTGAACACAAGCGCGGCATCATGTGCCCAAAGCGAAACTTTGGTGAACGATGTCCAATTTGCGATTTTGCTTCCTCTCTTTGGAGAGAAGGAAGTGAGACCAATGATGAGGAAAGCAAGAAGCTTGCAAAGTCACTATTCGTGCGAGCACGCTACTTCTCTCCCGTTATTTGGCGTGGTCACGAAGGAGAAGGTATTAAGGTTTACGGATATGGTAAGCGAGCATACGAAAACCTTCTTGGCTACATTTTAGACCCAGAGTACGGTGACATTACCGATACACACTCTGGCACCGATATTGCGTTGACTTATACAAAGCCAACGTCACCCGGAGCTTATCCACAAACAAACTTGAAAATGCGTAGAAGTTCGTCGCCATTGCTGGAAGACACTGAGGCAATCCCTGCCCTCCTAGACAGCATGCCCGATATTGAGTCATTGTTTGAGCGCCTTAGTCCCGAAGAAATCGATGCGATCCTTGACGAGCAATTATCCGGTGATGCAAGTGCTGAGTCTCGTTCCAACGAGTCCAGCAAATACAACACTGACGCTTCAGTCAACCCAGTTGATGCTGCATTTGATGAACTAATGGCAAATAAATAGTTTGTTATCGGAGCCGCTAGCAGACCGGCTATAGTCTGCCCGTTTACCATAAAAAGGAGTATATTATGGAATGGTTGAGAAGTACATTGCAACGTTGGAGAGTGCAAGTTAGTTTTGTTGCTGGGGCACTAGTTGTCGCAACAGCATACGGAACATGCACTGTTTCCCCAGAAGTTGCTGAAGAAGTAAGTGAGGTTACAACTGAAACTGTTGTTGAGCCTCCTTCGGTTGAGGTTTCCACATCTGAAACTGTTGATGTTGAAGCGCCTGCCGAGGCTACAAGCACAGAAACAACCACTACAGAAGCTACTGAAACGGAATAGCTGCAGCCGCTGGCAGACCGGTGTAAAGTCTGCCGTTTTCTAATCGCAAAGTTTTTACTAACTGATTTGTAAAGACGATGCAATCTAACAAAGGAGAAAAGATATGACAATTAGAAAAATTACTAAAACAGCACAAAACGTGTCTGTACAAGATGTTGTAAGTGATTACAACGATAAAAAAATGGCAATCGTTAAAGATTTCCAAAGACGAGTAGTTTGGCAACGTGACACTGCCAATAAATACATTGAATCAGTTAGTAAGGGTACCGCCGTTTCGGGTATCATTGTTGCTGATATTGAAAGCGGTATTGAAGCCTCTGACGCTCACAGTGATATCAGAGGTGCCGAGAGATACCGAAAACTAAAAAGTGAAGGTAAGCTGACTGTCAACGAAGATGGTCAAAATCGTTTACGTAAAGGTCTAATGGGTTTTGTTAATAATGAAACTACATTCACCGGAACGCTTTATGATTTGAACTATCACCCCCAACAGTTTACTAACATAAAGTTTGAAAAGCTACCAGTGAGCTTTCAACAAGCGTTTTTGCACAGCACCGTGATTATTGTTACTGTTAAAAACGCACCATTTAAAGAGTTGCCATCGATTTTTCGTGATTTAAATGCTGGCGATCCTCTTAATAGAACTGAAAATCGACAATCATATCAAACTGATATTTCTAGTTGGATCCGAAAGTATTGCGAGGGCACTTTTTCTAACATCTGGTCAAGATTCAGTGGCTGCTCAGAGCAATCAATATTGCGTATGAGAGATATTGAGTGGTTTACTCAAGCGTTTATGTCAATTAATGAACACACAAAGTCGCGCTTTTTTCGAGATGCAGATATGGATTGGTTTTATCAAATTGGTGAAAACCGAGCGATGTCTAAAGTTCCTGAATATGATGATGCTGAACAGCGCAAATTTATCTCTATCATGGAGACCATTAAGAACACTGTAGAGCAACAGCAGGCAGTCCCTGCCTCTAAGACCATCCCGCAGAGAACTTTTTGGGCTATGTTGTTTGTTGCTGAGTATTTCTATGATTGTAATGGCAAATACGTGATTCATAGCTATGATCAGTTTTATCGAGATGTGCATTCTATTGATGCTCGCTTGGTTAACGATTCAAAGCATGACCAATCAAGTGACTTGAAGTTAGCCAGAGCTAATAATCCACACTTGGATGATGCTGACATCAGTGCCATGGCTCCAGATAGTGATTACTACTGGTACCAGTGTCGCCGCATGGTTAATCCAACCCGTCGCGACACCCGAAAAGATACGTTAATAGCAGAAGTGAAAAAAGCTATTAGTAGCGGAAAATTCACATCTATCAATGCACCAGTTGCGCTGGCTAGTAAGTGAAAACGCCTTTGAGATATCCCGGCGGTAAATCACGCGCCGTTAAGCATATCTTACCTCACATCCCCGAAGGTGTCGAACGAGTGTGTTCGCCATTCTTCGGGGGTGGTTCTATTGAGCTTGCTTTGGCAAATCGTGGAACTCAAGTGTTTGGTTATGACAAGATGAAACAGCTTGTGTGGTTTTGGATGGCGCTGTGCGGCGATAATAATCAATTGGCCGATGAGGTGCAAAAGCTGCGAGAGGAATATGATACCCGCAGTGGTGAGAAAGTGACAGGCTGTAGTAAAGACTCCTTTCACCAGTATCGCGAAGACCTCAAGACAGATTCATTCATGTTTTCTTACGAGAGAGCAGCGAAATACTATGCCATTAATCGCGCTAGTTTTTCTGGTGCTACGTTTAGTGGTGGATGGTCGGAACGCGCGTCATATGCACGCTTTACTGACTCCTCTGTTAAGCGCTTGCGAGACTTTAAAGCCAAAAACTTTAGAGTAGATTACGCTGATTTTGAAGATGCAATCAATTATCATCCAAAGGCTTTTTTGTACCTTGATCCGCCATACATGCTTAATGGGTCACAGAACTCTCTATATGGTATCGATGGTAATCTTCACAGTTCGTTTGATCATGAGAGACTACATGGATTACTGACCAACCGCACTGGCTGGCTGATGTCTTACAACGATTGCAAGACTATCAGAGAAATGTATGACGACTACGAAATAATTGAAGCTGAATGGACCTATGGCATGAATAAGAGCAAACAGTCATCTGAGATACTAATTAAAGGGTAATGAGTATGAAAAAGATAATCGAAAGTTGGGACTTTTATCTAATGGAACAAAAATGTAAGCTCCCAAACCGAGGAGATATTGCTGAAGGTATTGTTGCTGCTGCTATCGCTGCTAAACTTTCTAAGAGAATAGATGGAAAAATAGGAATGGTCGATGCATCCGATGTTATAGCTCAAGTTGCCAATATTAAACAAATGAACGCTGTAGTTAGCAATGTTGTTCCTGACTTTAGTAGTGAATATGAGGACAAAGTTAGTTTTTCTATTTCAATGCCCAAGCGTCCGTTTGAGGCTCTACTTGATAGAAATATTTTAACTTGCTTACAGGGCGAATATGAAGGTGCGGTTAGCTACGTAAATAGCCCCCCGATGCACAAGTTTGCAACAAGACTTGCGTCAAATAGAAAATCAAATGATATATTAGTAAAAGCGGCTGGCACAGAGGATCAAAAGGGTACAAAGGTTGATATATCAATAATTGTAGACGGCAATAAATTAAGGAATCAATTATCACTAAAAGTAAAAGGTGGCGAACAATTTGCACAAAAAACCGGAAAAGCTTTTGATGTTCAAAAAGCTTTTTGGGAGCCTCTTGGTATTGATGTGTCAAGTGCCGAGCAGGTGTACAATAGAATTGTTAGCAATATACCAGATGGTAAGCCATTTTCCTCTCGTGATGAGATTGATGCCGGAGGCTTTTTAAAGCTGGCTTCTGATGCAACAAGCTTAATATACCAGCAAGCATATAAAGTTTTAGAGTCTAAGCTACAGAATGATAGATTTGAAGCTGAGTTTGTTAAATTGTTGGCTGATTACATTAAAACTGGTGCTGTTGGACCAGAGTCTGAGTTTATTGAGTTGGTGAAAATTTTACCCGGCGGTTTCAAAAGAGCTAGATTCGGTAAAAAGTTTTACACTGAGATGGAAAAAGCAAATTTATATCCTATTATTAATACTTCTGGTTCTTATCCAAAAATTCAAATTATTTACGAGGATGCTGCAGGAAATAAAAGCGTTCTTGTGCAAATGAGAGCAAAAGTAGAAAGAGCTTCAGGAAAGTCTGGTGGGACTAAAAAGTATGGTGTTCTAATGAGAAACTATCTTGAAACAGGTCCAGCGTTATATAAATTAGCTGGTGTGTAAATAACATTTGACATCATTAATTGATGGTGTTATCTTATATTATAATTAACAGGAGGGCTAATGCCTAAGAAAACTACCGCCAAGGCCGGGCGTGTAAATTTACAAGACCTTATGAAACTTGTAAATAAAAAAGCAGGTCAAAACGTTGCTCACGATCTTACGGGCGATAACCCTACGTCTGTCAAAGAATGGATTCCAACCGGCTCACGCTGGCTAGACTCTATCATTGCTAAGGGTCAAATCGCTGGTATTCCAGTGGGTAAGATTACAGAGATTGCAGGTCTTGAAGCAACTGGTAAATCATACATGGCAACACAGATTGCCGCAAACGCCCAGAAAGCGGGTAAGATGGTCGTTTATTTCGATTCTGAGTCTGCTATCGACCCAATGTTCTTGGAGCGAGCAGGATGCGATCTAGAGCGATTAATGTACGTTCAAGCATCCTCTGTCGAGTTTGTGCTTGAGACTATCGAAGAGTTACTTGGTGCAACTGATGAACAGATGGTTTTTATCTGGGACTCACTAGCATTTACGCCATCAATCTCTGATGTTCAAGGTGACTTCAACCCACAATCATCAATGGCAGTCAAGGCTCGTATTCTTGCTAAGGGTATGTCAAAGCTTGTTATTCCTATTGCGGACAAGAAGGCAACGTTTATCGTCCTTAACCAGCTTAAAACCAATATCCCGCAGGGTCCGCTAGCTAGACAAATTGCAATGACAACGCCCTATATCACTCCCGGTGGTAAAGCGATGCATTATGCATACTCGCTTCGGATTTGGCTCACCGGCCGTAAAGCAAAGTCCGCATTCATCGAAGACGAACGAGGTTTCCGTATTGGCTCTGAAGTTAAAGTAAAACTTGAAAAGTCCCGCTTTGGTACTCAAGGTCGCTCCTGTGCATTCCGCATCATGTGGGGCACCGATGATGTTGGTATTCGAGATGAGGAATCTTGGTTTGATGCCATTAAGGGCTCCGAACATCTATCATCCGCTGGTGCGTGGTATACACTGTCAATGCCTGACGGATATGTTAAAAAGTTTCAGCCTTCAAAGTGGACTGAACTTGTAATGTCTGATGAAGAATTTAAAAGCAGAGTTATCAGTATCATGGACGAAGAAATCGTGCAGAAGTTTGATAAACGCCAAGGGGATGCTAGCACGTACTACGAAGATCCAGAGGACATATCAGTTCCAATAAAAGAGTAAAATATTACTTGACTATTGACCTCCGATGAGTTATTCTATGACTGTCGGAGGTTTTTTATGTCAGAGCAGAAAAAAAGGGTTATTGTTATTGATGCCCTCAACATGTTCATCCGTGCCTATATTGTTGATCCATCTTTATCTACAAATGGTCAGCCAATTGGAGGTATTAAAGGAACTATCAAGATCTTACAAAAGCTGGTTCGCATGACTGAGCCAGACGAAATCGTGATGGTTTGGGATGGACCCAATGGCTCATTGAAAAGAAAAAGCATTGATAAGAACTACAAAGAAGGTCGTAAGCCGTTACGCCTGAACAGAGCCGTACATAATCTCACAGATAACGAAGTGGTTCATAATAAAATATGGCAACAAACTAGAGTGATGTCTTATTTTAATGAAATGCCGATTATACAAATTATTATTCCAGAGGTCGAAGCTGATGATGTTATTTCACAAGTTACAAAACTAGAAAAGTATGATGGTTGGCAAAAAGTTATTATTTCAAATGATAAAGACTTCTTGCAATTGTGTAATGATTCGACAGTTGTATATCGACCAACCAGTAATCAACTCGTAAATAAAAACCGAGTTATTGAAGAATATGGAGTCCACCCAAACAACATGGCACTCGCACGAGCCATAGTTGGTGATGCTTCAGATAACCTGATCGGTATCAAAGGTGCGGGTTTGATTTCAGTCAAAAAAAGATTATCTTTTCTTGCATCGGAAAAAGACTACACTATCAATGAGTTAGTAGATTTTTGTGAAAAAGCAGATAGTAAATTGAAATTTTTTACGAATATCATCGAGGGAAAAGAAGTTATTTCTCATAATTATAAAATGATGCAACTGTACGCACCGTTGTTATCATTTCAATCAAAGCAGTTTATCTCTGAATCGATTGAAAACTTCCAGTGTACCTTCAACAAAACAGAAATTTTATCTCTAATGAGAGAGGATGGTTTTGGTGAATTAAACTGGGAAGATTTGAGAGCAAATCTAAATAGAATTTTATTAAATTGCTAGTTGACAATTTCACGAAACAATTTATAATACAACCACGAGGTTAATTTGTCAACTAAGCCATCTTTCAGCAATTATGGAAAAAGTTTCCAAGAAGATTTGGTGCATCTAATACTTAATGATCGTCCGTTTGCGGACCAGATTTTAGAAGTATTGGATGTTAACTTTTTGGAGCTTGAATATTTGCGTTTGTTCACAAACAAGATCGTTGAATACCGTCAAAAATATTCTAAACATCCATCGCATACTATTGTTGACTCTATACTGAACACAGAATTATCTAAAGAAGATAAAGTAGTATCTGAGCAAATTAAGGAATATTTTAGTAAGGTCTCGTCTACTGAAGTTGAGGGTTCTGAATATATCAAAGAGCAGTCACTAGATTTTTGTAGAAAGCAAAATCTTAAGGAAGCGATGCTCAAATCAGTTGACCTTCTGCAATCTTGTTCGTTTGATGAAATCTCCAAAATTATCAACGACTCCCTGAAGCTTGGTTCTGAAAATAATTTTGGCTATGACTACCTTGCTGACTTTGAAGAAAGATACTTGCCTAAGTTTAGAAACCCAGTTACTACTGGTTGGAAAGAGATCGATGACATTTGTGGTAGCGGTCTTGGCAAATCTGAACTGGGAGTTGTTGTAGCGCCCACCGGCGCTGGTAAATCTATGGTTTTGGTGCATCTTGGGGCACAAGCAATTAAAGAGGGCAAAACTGTCATCCATTACACTTTAGAGCTTCAAGAAACTGTTATTGGTAAGCGATATGATAGCTGCATTACAAGTTATCCACTTTCAGAGTTAACGTCTTTTAAAGATGATGTATACGAACAAATTAAAGACTTAGAAGGACACTTAATTGTTAAAGAATATCCTACAAAATCAGCAACAACTGGTACAATAAAGAACCATCTCAATAAACTAATCAAAAGGGGAATTGAGCCCGGTATGATCATAGTTGATTATGCTGATTTGTTGCGTCCGATGGTCATTAGAAAAGAAAAAAGAAATGAGCTTGAATCAATATACGAAGAACTTCGCGCGATATCCACAGAATACAATTGTCCAATCTGGACTGCTTCACAAACCAACCGATCAGGTTTGAATGCTGAGGTGATCACAATGGAGCAAATTTCTGAAGCTTTTAATAAATGTTTCGTGGCTGATTTCATCTTCTCCGTCTCACGAACAATCGAAGATAAGCAAAATAATAAAGGTAAAATATTCATCGCAAAAAACAGAAATGGTCCCGATGGCATGGTCTATGACATATTTATGGATACGTCAAATGTCAATATTAGAGTTTTACCTAAAACACAAATTATAAATAATGGCGTGGTTACGTCACCTGTGCAGTTAACACCAAAAATGCAGAAAGAGCATTTACATTCAAAGTATCAAAAATTTAGAAGGAACAAAACAAAATGAAAACTATTGAAAACATCCGCAAGTTCAGATTATCTGACTCGTTTATTGAGCCTTACACAACAGCCGAAGTACCATGGGGTCCGCTTGGGTATGTTACCTTCAAGCGCACTTATGCTAGAAGGTTGAGCGAATTCGATCCTAACGCTACTGGCACAGAAGAATGGTGGCAAACATGCCGTCGTGTCATCGAGGGTATGTTCCATATTCAAAAAGAACATGTTGTTCGTCTTGGATTAGAGTGGAATGATAATAAGGCACAGAAAACTGCGAAAGATGCTTTTGATCGTTTGTTTAACTTGAAGTGGACACCTCCCGGCCGTGGTCTTTGGATGATGGGTACCAAATTTGTTGAGGAAAGAACCGGCGCTGCTTTATTCAATTGTGCTTTCCGTTCCACACAAGATCTATCCAGTAAAGGTGGCTACATTTTTGCTTGGATTATGGATGCGTTGATGGTTGGTGTTGGTGTCGGATTTGATACTAAGGGCGCCGGTACCCTTAACATTAAAGAGCCAGTGTACACTAATGATACGCTGCTTATTGATGACTCGCGCGAGGGTTGGGTTGATTCGGTACACTTGCTGCTTGACGGCTTTTTTCTCGGAGGAAAAGTACCAAAGTTTGATTATTCAGCAATCAGACCTGAAGGAGCCCCAATTCTTGGATTCGGCGGCACCTCGTCTGGAGCCGGACCATTAATTGAGCTACATGATAACTTGAAAGAACTTTTTTCAGATAAAATTGGTGAACAAATTACATCGGTTGATATTGTTGATGTTGAAAATCTAATTGGTCGTTGCGTGGTCGCTGGTAATGTAAGGCGTTCTGCTGCGTTGGCGATTGGAGATTCTAGTGACTTTAGGTATCTTGAGATGAAGAATGATCAAGAAAAGCTTTATCACCACCGTTGGGGGTCTAACAATTCATTTGATGCTGAAGTCGGCATGGACTACAGTTGGCATGCTAAGCAATCGCAAACTAATGGCGAGCCCGGTTATATCTGGCTTGAAAATGCGAGAGCATACGGAAGAATGAAAGATGGTGAAAATTATGACGATATCGAGGTCATGGGATTTAATCCTTGTGTGGAGCAAAGCTTACATAACGCTGAGATGTGTTGTCTAGTAGAAACGTTTCCTGCTAAACATGATGATTATGAAGACTATCTTAAAACATTAAAGTGCGCTTATTTGTATGGCAAGACCGTTACTCTTGTTAATACACACTGGCCAGAAACAAACGCTAAGATGCTTAAAAACCGTCGCATTGGGTTGTCACAATCTGGCATCGTGCAAGCTTTTAATAAGCATGGACGCCGCGAAATGCTTGAGTGGTGTGACAATGCGTATACACAGATTAATGAACTTGACAGAGAATACTCTAACTGGTTATGTGTTCCTAAATCGATTAAGATGACATCGATTAAGCCTTCCGGTACCGTTTCGTTGCTGAATGGCTCTACCCCCGGCATCCATTTCCCAGAGGATGAATACTACATTCGCCGTATCAGATTTTCTAAGTCATCACAAATTCTTAAAACATTAGAAAAAGCAGGTTATAATATTGAAGATGATAAATACTCTCCGAATACTTCTGTTGTCGAGTTTCCTGTCAAGGAGCCATACTTTACAAAAGGAAAGCGAGATGTTTCTATGTGGGAACAACTTGAAATTGCAGCCCAGTATCAGAATTATTGGGCAGATAACGCCGTGTCTGTTACGATCTCGTTTAAAGACTCTGAATCAGATCAGATTCTTAACGCCTTAGAGATGTATGAAACTAGATTAAAAGCAGTATCATTTCTTAAGTATGAAGAAACTGGATATGAACAAGCACCCTACGAATCTATTACTAAAGAAAAGTATGAAGAGATGAGCAAAAAAGTACAGCCAATTATCAAAATTGAAGACGATAAAGGCGGAGTAGGCACTAAATTTTGTAGTAACGATACTTGTGAAATTTAAGGAGAAAAATGTTTAAACCAGTAAATCGACATATCTTGATTGATCTTGATCAAAGAACCGACGAGCAAAAATCATTAATTATGCTACCAGAAGATTATAAGCCTGAACAGCAAAAACATTCAGTTGTGCAGGTTTTGAATAAGTCTGATGATGTTAAGTTTGATCTTGTTATTGGTAGCAAAATTGTCGTAGATTCGTCTATGATCGAAGAAATAGTCATTAATAACACTACTTATAATATAATATTAGAGAATTATGTTGTGGGGGTGCTGTAGCCCTTGAGGTAAAATTAATGGATAAGAATTTCTACAACGAGGCTTCAGCCAAAAAACTTGGCTGGGAGCCTTCTTGGTTTAAAGAAAGATTTTTTGACGATAAGCTTGTAAGAGCTATAAAAAAATGGCAACGTTCGCGTAAATTAACTGCGGATGGTTTATGTGGACCTACAACTTTTAGAAGACTTTGGACCGAGCGCCAAGCAGAGATTGACAATTTTAAGCCCCGTAGTAAACACTTTTCAAATTATATTGTTTACAATGGTGAATTTCATCCTATTGATTGGGATAAATTTGTTTTATGGTCAGAGAAAGGTGGTCTTGAAACACCACATGGAAACTACTATGACTATTCTGGAAGACCTAAAAGACAAATACGGTATTTTATAAACCATTGGGACGTGTGTTTAAATTCTACCTCATGTCAAAATGTGCTTAACAGGAGGGGTGCTTCGGTTCACTTTTTAATTGATAATGATGGTACAATTTATCAAACCATGGATCTCCAGCACGCTGCATGGCATGCCGGCTCCGAAAGAACAAATCGGCCGTCAATCGGTGTGGAGATATCAAACGCTTATTACCCAAAATATCAAAGTTGGTATAAAAAACATGGCTTTGGAGAGAGACCCATAATTGATGATGCTTGGGTTCATGGAGAAAAACTAGACTCATTTACAGGATTCTATCCAGAGCAAATAGAAGCACTAAAATCACTTTGGGTTTCTATCCATCATGCAACTGGTATTCCATTCGAGACGCCAACAAATCAATTTGGCAATACCTCTACAAAATATGAACAAGATGTTGCATACGGAAAGTTTTCTGGGTTTGTTAGTCACTATCACGTTAGCAAAAGAAAGATAGATTGCGCTGGATTAGATATTAAATCTTTGCTTGATGGAATATATGTTTCTGACAAGGTGTTAGATGATTGATGTTTATGAATTTTATATTGTTGATGATGGGCTTGAATGTTAGTTACTACTCCGAGCTAGTAAAGAAACGAAATCATGAGTGGCAAATGAAGCCGGGTGTTACCGTTTGTAGTCACACAGGAGTTCAAAGTTTCAGAGTCTCACAAGCTATTAAATACTGGGAAAAGCTTGGGTATAGATTTGATTACATTCGCTACGATGACACCATATCTTGTGGTGAACCTAGATTTGGTGAAATTATCTTAACCATTCCAGACCAAGAATTTAATTTTAGTGATCATATGGCATCAACAAGGATCACTATTTCTAATAAAACAAGAGAGATTGTTAAAGCTAAAATATTTTTGTTTCCTAAAACTGCCAACAAAGAAAGAGTGCTGGAACATGAATTGGGTCACGCTTTAGGGTGGCCACATATTAATATACCTTATCACATAATGAACGCTAATTGGCATACCGGTGGTCACAATTCAAAAGGTTTGCATCTTAAACAATTTTACAAAAATTACGTTGATTAGTGATATAATATTATCGTGATTTTTAATTATGATAAAGTGGTTGTTGGTGGTGATTTAAGAGCTTTACTGTTTGCTTATATAAACTCATACCCTATCATTTTCGCAAGATGGCAAAAGCCTTTTGACTATGAGTTCTTTAGTCCAGAGACTAATTTAGAATTTTGTGGTATTCCAGAACAGGCTAAAACACTAAGCTGTAATTCTAAAACTAAGAAGGTCGGCATCAAAAAAGTTATTTTATGGGAAAGGCTTTATTTTCTATTGTCATTAAATGGATTACTGCCACTGTCTAATCTATGTTCAACAGTTAGACACAGTGAAGGAAGAATATCATGCTATAATGAATACTCGAAAATTGCAGAATTTGAATTTAATAAATGTTTTTACTTCGATTCACCAAACTGTTTTAACTTTGCAGTCGATAATTTATTGGACGAAAGCAACTATTTATGTTATGATGAAATTGCATTTAATAAAGGTGGGAAACATGATATCGAGTTTATCAATGGTGACGATGAGTTTGTTAGCGAGATTTACTTTCATATTACCAGCCGTCTTCTTGGAAATAATTCTATTAGAGATGCTGTTGCGCTATCAACACTAACTGAGAGCCAACTACAGGATTTCAATTTTTCTGAAACAATGGCTTCATTTAAAATTAGTAGTCTTTTAAAAGAAAATGGAATTAGAGGTCAGTTTAACGGGTATTCTAAAAATGGTGTACCAATGTATTATAATTTCAAAACAACCAGTGTTAGAAGAACAACAAGAAAACTGCCGGGAAATATTAAATCAAAATACAGAAATATTAAAATTGTAGACGATGATGTTTATAAGATTTTGAATCATTGTTTAAATATTAAAGATTCTTTTTTAACAAAACTGCGAAAAGATGCACCTTAGCGGAATCATACCAATAGCCAATTACGAAGTAGAACTGAAAACTCATTACCCAGAGCTTTTGACATTGGTGGATGAAGAATTCAATTTGATACAGAAATCGGTATACGAGTGTGCTGCAGCGGGCTGTAACACAATATGGATTGTAGCCAATGACGACATGGCTCCGATAATAAGAAAAGTCGTTGGAGAGTGGGTTTATGACCCTGTTTACTACAAAAGAGATTTAGAAAGTAAATTTTATTCACACTTAAGAAGAGAAATACCTATATATTACGTCGGTATCAAGCCAAAGGATATGAAAAGGAGAGATAGTTACGGTTGGTCAATTTTAGAGGGTATGCATGCATCATACATGACAGCATACAAGATTTCAAAATGGCTTTTACCAGAAAAGTATTTCGTTTCATTTCCTTTTGGAGTTTTTGATACTGATGTAATACGACAAAATCGTAAGTTAATCAAGGATAAAAAGAAAAACTTATTTTTTACGCATGACGAAAAAAGTTTATTATCAAACGATTATCTGCCATTTACACTAACAGGAGAAGATTTTATAAAATGTCGAAGAAACGTGAACAAAAAGACAACAAGGGAGTTTTTACCCCCTTTACCAAGCGAAAAGTACCCAACCAAGCGTCTACCAACTCATCAGAGGTGGTCGGCACGATTCTTCAGTTTGTATGATATCTTCCAACCACTAGAAGAGCAAAAAAGCAATATCCTAGAACTAGATTGGTATTATGACGTATCTTCTTGGAATGGCTATATTAATTATTTAAGATCAGGTAATATTATAAATAAGCCATTTGATGCATTGACAAAGCCCCACAAACACGTTAAAATACCATATACACTAGGAGAGTAAATGAATCGAAAGAATTCTAAGATTAAGTTTGTTGGCTTGCACGCACACAGTGTCGCAGGCTCTATATTTGACGCCATTGGATATCCACAGGCACATATGGACTTTGCATATGAAAATGGTTGTGAAGCCTTAGCTTTGACAGATCATGGAAATATGAATGGTTTGGCATATCAAGTTTTGCATGCTAAGAAAATGCAAGAGGCTGGTAAGGAATTCAAGCCCATCTTTGGTTGCGAGGCTTACTTTACACCGTCTATTGCTGAATGGCGAGACGCCTACGAGCAAGCCATGGCTGACAAGAAGCGCGCCCGTGCCATTAAGAAAGATGCACAGTCTGGTGCTACCGTTGAGGATGAGGGAAACAGCAAGCAGGTTCAGGATATTCTCCGCCGTCGCCGTCACCTTGTTCTCCTCGCGCAGAATCAAACCGGGTTAAACAATCTATTTAAGTTGGTATCCGAGTCATACCAGCCGGAGAACTTCTATCGCTACCCACGAATCGACTATGCACTGCTCAAGAAGTATAACGAGGGTATTATTGCTTCTTCTGCTTGTCTTGGTGGGGTGTATGCCGGTAACTACTGGGAGAACCGAGAGGATGGCGATGAGGCAGTGTTGGAAGCAATGCGAGAGACAACTCGATGTATGGTCGATATTTTCGGTGATCGCTGGTATGCCGAAATCCAGTGGAACAATATTAAAGAGCAACATGAACTTAACAAATATGTAATTCAAGTTGCTAAAGAGTTTGGCGTTGGACTGGTTTCTACAGCCGACAGCCATTACCCCAACCCTGACGCTTGGAAGGACAGAGAGCTTTACAAGCGTCTTGGTTGGCTTGGTAAGGGTCGCCCATCATGGGCTGACGAGGAATCAGAACTACCAGAGGGCGTTGAGGAGATTGGATATGAACTATATCCAAAGAATGGTGATCAAATGTGGGAGAGCTACAAGCAATACTCCGACGAACAGGGCTTTGAATATGACGATGATTTGGTTATGCAAAGTATTGAAGAGACATATCGCATTGCCTTTGACAGAATTGAAAAGTTCATGCCAGATAATACAGTGCGATTGCCTGAATTTGTTGTGCCGGCAGGATTTACAGCCACTCAGGCACTGGTAAATTATGCACTTGAGGGTCTAAAAGATAAAGGCTTACATACAAATAAAGAGTACACTGACCGTTTGCGAAAAGAGCTACACGTTATTGATGACCGTGGCTTCTCTAAATATTTCTTGACAATGAAATCCATTGTCGATGTCGCTACTAGTATGATGCTTACTGGACCCGGCCGCGGCTCTGCGGCGGGCTCACTGGTGGCATATGCACTGAATATCACACAGGTTGATCCAATTAAGCACGGTCTACTCTTTTCTCGATTCTTGAGAGCAGATGCCACAGACTATCCAGATATTGATTATGATGTATCTGACAGTATGACGCTTAAAGAAAAGCTAGTTGAAATGTGGGGTGCTGATTGTGTTGCGCCAATCTCTAACTGGAATACACTACAGCTTAAATCGTTGATTAAGGATATTTCCAAGCTCTATAATATTCCATTCACTGAAGTCAATACAGTTACATCAATCATGATACGGGAAGCTACTCCTCTAGCAAAACAAAAGCACGGTATCAAAGCGGGAATCTATAACCCAACATGGGAAGAAGTTATCGAATTTTCTCCAGCACTTCAAACATATTTGGCAAAATATCCTGCTGTCAAGACACACGTCGAAGGTCTTGTTGGTCAAGTTCGTTCTTGTTCTCGCCATGCAGGTGGTGTCGTTATCGCGGAGAATCTTGATAAAAATATGCCACTGATCAATTCGGGCGGTGTTCGTCAAGCTCCATGGGCAGAGGGGCAAAACGTCCGGCACCTTGAGCCTATGGGCTTTATTAAGTTCGATCTTCTTGGACTCTCCACACTTAAAATGATGGAGGGTGCGATATATCATATTTTGCGCCGCCATCATGGTATTGAGGAGCCAACCTTTTCAGATGTGCGAGAATACTACGAAAAAAATCTACACCCAGAAGTTGTGGACTTGAACGATCCAGAAGTTTATCAGAATATTTTCCACAAGGGTAAGTGGGCTGGTATCTTCCAGTTTACCGAAAATGGTGCCCAAAGCTTTTGTAAACGTGTAAAGCCAAATAATATCATTGATTTGTCTGCCATCACCTCTATCTTCCGTCCCGGTCCACTATCTGCAGGTGTTGATAACGACTATGTGGAAGCCAAAGAGCACCCACAAAGGATTCAGTATCTCTCTGACGAAGCAAGAGATATTACAGAAGAAACATTTGGTTTCCTAATCTTTCAAGAGCAAATTGCGTTGTTGGCTCATAAGCTTGGCGGACTTACGCTAGATGAGGGCAATATGCTTCGCAAGGTGCTGACCAAGAAAGGAACAGGCAAGGGTTCTGTAAAAGGCATGCTGCATGACAAATTTATTAAAGGTTGTGTCGCCAAAAACATTAGCCATGATGAAGCCCAATCCCTCTGGGATAAATTTGAATTCTTCTCAGGGTATGGTTTTAACAAGTCACATGCAGTTTCTTACTCTATAATCTCTTTTCAATGTGCATGGCTGTTCAACTACTATCCAGCAGAGTGGATGGCAGCCTTTCTAGACAAAGAACCGGAGACACGCAAAGAAAAAGCAATTAACATCGCCAAGAAATTTGGTTTTGATATCGCACCACTAGACGTTAATAAATCAGGAACCGTATGGGAGATTAGCGATGATGGGAAAACTCTCATTCAACCACTAACATCAATCAAAGGTCTTGGTATGGCAGCGATTGAACAAGTGCTTGAGAATCGCCCGTTTATGAACGCTGAAGACCTTTTGTTTCGAGATGACATATCATATAGCAAGCTGAATAAAAAAGCCCTTGACGCGCTTTGTAGGGGCGGTGCTTTGGATAATATCGTAGATGATCGTTTCTCTGGTCGTAAGCACTTCTGGTCTGCTTGTGTCGTCGAACGGCCGAAAAATCTGAAGAAGTTTAGTGAGAACATTGAGACATTTCGACCAGAAGGCGACTTCAGTGAAGAAGAGATAATTCAGTTTAAAACTGATCTGACGGGTATCTTCCCAATGAACCTTGTGATCAGTAATGAAACTATCGAACGGCTTCACGAAAAGTATATTCCCCCCATCTCTGAATTCGATGAGGATTTGCAAGTGTGCTGGTTTATTCCACGCAAGATCACGATTAAACAAACTAAGAAAGGTAAAACATATTGGATCGTGGAAGTTATTGATTCCAATAATGAGCTTACCAGAATTAGATGCTGGGGCATCAAGCCCCAAAAAGATAAGATTCGATTGAATCGACCATACATGGCTCGACTGAAGTATGATCAAAACTGGGGTTTCTCAACTTACGCAGTCGGCAGAACATTCAAACTATTAGGATAAACATGAATATAATTAAAACATTTAGTCCTCTATTAAAAGAGGCGAAGCTTAGAGATGAACTCCCTGTTATTATCAGGGTTAACAAATTTGATGAAGCAGCAGCAAAGACTTTCTCTGAATCAATGTCTAAAGCACAGAGCACTGGTCAGCCGGTTGTACCAGTTATTATTGATAGCTATGGCGGACAAGTTTATAGTCTGATGTCAATGATTTCAGACATTCAGCATTCCACCATTCCTGTCGCTACAATCGTGCAAGGCAAAGCAATGTCCTGTGGAGCCATACTTTTTAGTTTCGGCGCGCAAGGCAAAAGATACATCGATCCTGATGCAACGCTAATGATTCACGATGTTAGCTCCATGAGTTGGGGTAAAGTAGAAGAGGTTAAAGTTAGTGCCGAAGAGACCGATCGATTAAACCAGAAAATTTATCACATGATGGCTGAGAACTGTGGGCAGGATGAAAATTACTTCTTGGATATTGTTCACGATAAAGGACACGCCGATTGGTTTTTGGACGCAAAAGAGTGCAAGAAGCATAAATTAGCTAATCATTTGCGCGTGCCAGACCTTAAAATAGATACGTCGGTTAAGATCACCTTTAAGTAATACTACTTAAAGTATATGCTCAAAACTCAAAAAATTAAGTGGAAACGTCTCCTGAATGAATTAGAATTTTTGTATGAAGAATTAGATTTAGCTAATGACATCTGCAATGAGATGAATATTGATTTTGAGCATTACTATCGAGCTTACTGTGCTCGTAATAATATTGACATCGACAAACTTAACAGAGAAAACGCTGAAAGGCTAAGTGAGCTTTACGGAACTAAAAAGCCGGAACAGGGCGAAGAAATTCCAATTAGTGAATATTCTGGTAGCACAGCTTTAGTGCCCGTGGATAGTGCAGAAACTAGTAATGAAGACATTGAAGAGCCAGATGATTTAGGAACTTACAAAGACTTGCATCAGGATTTTCACAAGCTGTTTAGAAAATTAGCCATGAAACTACACCCTGATAGAATCGAGAACTGGATATCCGACCCTGATTATAAACAAACATTAGCTTGGGATTTTTCAGATGCTAAAAAGAGTTATGAAACAAAAGAATACTTTCGCTTAATTCAAATAGCGAAAAAACATAATGTTATGATACCTGAAAGATATTCTTTACAATTAAGATGGTTTAAAAAAGATAGAGATAAAATGGTTAATGAAATTAATAAAGTTAAAGGAACTTACAATTATTCATTTGCTGAATGTGAAAGTGATGAACAAAGAGATGCGATAGTTGAAAAATTTCTTTGGCACCTTTTTAGATTTAAACCACAAAAATAACTTGACTATCAAGGTTTAACTTATTATACTATTAACACCAATAAGGAGGTAATGTGTCTACTGAAGACAAACGTAAACAATATGTTAAAGAATATATTCGCTCTCTCGTTGCTATCGAGGAGGCGATGGAACCATATAAGGAACAAAAGCGTGAGCTTCGTATGGAGTTCAAAGAGAACGGGTGGCTAAATACGGATGAAATCCGCGCAGCGGTAAAAGCTTATCGCTTGTTTAAGGATAATGTTAACATTGATGAAGTTGTAGAAAACTTTAATATGTTTAGTGGAGGCACGAATGATCATTGAGTTCGCTCGTACACGGCCGGATGCACATGACCCACAAAGGGCAAATCCATCCGATGCTGGATTAGATGTTTTCTACTCACCAGAACATGAGGGGCAAGCCGTTTCAGTTAACCCCGGTGAAAGTAGGATCGTACCAACAGGTCTGCGATTTGGCATTCCGCATGGATATATGTTGGAGGTGAAGAATCGAAGTTCGGTAGCAGCCAAGCGATCGTTACTTGTGGGTGCTTGCGTGGTTGATTCTGGATACGATGGTGAAGTTTTTATCAACTTGCACAATGTTGGGAAAAGTCCACAATTTATTAAACCGGGCGATAAGATTGCACAAGTTGTTATGATTCCAGTTGTAAATTTCCGAGCGGTGCAGAGCCCAACTGGAGATTTATATAAAAATTCAATTACCATCAGTGAACGTGGTGATGGAGCTTTAGGGAGCACAAATGAATAAAGAAACACAATTGGTATTGTTTAGTTCTAAAACTGGCAACTGGGCAACACCCCAAGACTTTTTTAATAAGCTTAATTGGCGCTTTGGTCCCTTTACTTTAGATCCATGTGCCGACAGCGATAACTCTAAATGTACAAAATACTTCACTGAGTCTGATAATGGACTGTCGGAAAGCTGGGAGGGCTTCACAAGTTTTGTTAACCCTCCATACGGTAGGGGTATTGACAAGTGGATTAGAAAAGCATTTGAAGAATCACGCAAGAATAATACTAAGGTAGTAATGCTTATCCCAGCGAGAACCGATACGAAGTATTGGCATCAATATGTCATGCAAGCGGATGAAGTGTACTTTGTCAAAGGAAGACTTAAATTTGGTGATAGTGAAAATTCAGCACCATTTCCATCTGCGGTTGTGGTATTTGATGGCGGCAATCAACAACAAATATTTGGAGGAATGAACCGATGACTGAAGAAATTTTAAATTCTGCGATTTTACAATTAAAAGCAAAAGCCACTGAAAGATTTGGAATCATTAAAGATCTATATCATCGACCGGCGACCAGTGAAACTGCTGATCAAATTGTTCAACATGCGATTGCACTAGCGCAACTTGAGGGTGCGATGATTACTTTGCAGCAGTATTCAGGTGCGCTTGCCAGACAAACTGTGGACGAAGCAATCTCCAATGCTCCAGAAGTTGAGGAAGAGCAGGAACTTGATGACGAGCCTGAACCAGAACCGACAAAAAGGAAAAGACGAACTACCAAGAAGAAAGCCGCGCCTGTAGGTCATAAGGAGCTTATGGAAAGGTCTGCAACTTATAGAAAGTCACAAGATAGACCGAAGGCTGTTAAAAAGAAATGAACAGAGCAACACGAAGAGCAATGAAGAAAAACATTAGCAAAGACGCTAATGAAAAACTTTCTAATCAGGTTGCACAATTTGGTAAATTACCAGAGTCTTGTGATGTTTGTTCAGAACCATTTGACAAGAAAGATAAAGAAATGGTAAAATCATGGTCTGTTGTTGTTAAACAAGAGATTGTTAGGCTTTTTTGCCCTGACTGCATGGATAAAGCCAAGGAGGTAATAGATGGCAGTAACCAGAATATCCCGTGATGCGTTAGATAATATAATGAAAGGCACTGTTAAAGAAAATTCTACATTTGTGTTAAAGTTTTACTCAAACGGTTGCCATCTATGTCACAACTTGAAAGATTATTTTGTTGACATATCTAATAAAGAGAAGTATAAAGATTTAAACTTCTTCGCTTATAATATCGATGATTACCCTGAGCTTGAGAAAAAGCTGAAGTTTAAAGGTGTTCCCACTGTTTTCATCGTACACACTAACATTGGTAACAGGCCGCCAAAGATTGTGTTACTACCAGAGCCTGAAAATCCAAATGAGCATACATGGTATCGCTCAAGCGACATTTGCAATTTTATTGATAGGGAGGCTATGTGAAAAATTCTTTGTCTTACGATGATGTTCTGCTTGTGCCTCAATATTCTGATATTGAAAGTAGAACAGAGATTGATTTAACAACCGACATGGGTAACGGTTTATTGTTTTCCCTGCCAATTATCTCTTCACCGATGGATACAATTAGTGAGGCTTCGATGGTTACCGCCATGAACAATCAGGGTGCTGGTGGTATTGTTCATCGCTACAACACTATTGAACAACAGTGTGAAATAATTGAGAGCGTTGAAAGCCGAAACGCGGTGGGTGCTGCCATAGGGATATCCGGTGATAATCTAGACCGTGCCGCTGCAGTTCTCAACGCGGGAGCCACATTCTTATGCGTTGATGTGGCACATGGTCATCATATCAAGATGAAGAGTACGCTTGAGCAACTACGCAGAGAATTTGGAGATCACATTCACATCATGGCTGGTAATGTAGCCACGTTACAGGGTATCAATGATTTAGCCGACTGGGGTGCTGACTCTGTGCGCTGTAATATTGGTGGCGGCTCAATCTGTTCAACAAGAATTCAAACGGGTCACGGAGTACCCGGCTTAGAAACTATCTTTGATTGTGCTAAAACTGATAGAGATGTCAAGATTATTGCTGATGGTGGAATCAAAAACTCTGGTGACATTGTAAAAGCTTTTGCGGCCGGTGCTGATGCAGTTATGTGCGGTTCACTTTTCGCAGGCACACTAGAGTCGCCGGGGGAAGTTTTTGAAGAATCAAGTGGTAAAAAGTGGAAAGTATATCGCGGCATGGCTTCTAAAGAGGCTCAAATAAGCTGGAAAGGTAATTACTCGTCATATGAGGGTGTATCAACGCGCGTTCCGTTTAGAGGTAGTGTGGTAGATATTCTATCAGATTTGGAAAGAGGAATACGTTCGGGCTTATCTTATAGTGGTGCCCGCACGATCTCTGAGTTAACTAGTAAAGCAGAGTTTATTGCACAAACTACGGCTGGGCTATCCGAAAGCAGAACTCATATTTTAAGTAAAAGTTGGTAAAATGTCTGATACAAACGACTACGGAAAAAACGAAAAGAGAATAATATTTACCGATACTGATCATCGCCATGCACAGCTAGTATTAAAATTAAAGAACGATGGCATGACAAAATCAAAGTTTTTCCGTTGTATTATATCTGGATACTTAAACGACGATGAAAGGATAAAACAATTTGTAATTGAAAATAGTAAGCTTTCCAACAAAAGAAAGAAAAGAAGCATTAAACTTTATAATAAGGGCAAGCAAACTATGAGCGACTTAGGTCTTTCCGATGAGCAACTCGATGATTTGTTTGATCTTATTGCTGAGGAGCATCCTGAGTTATGATTGTGGATGGATTATTAAAATGTAGCAGAAAATGCATGAATGAGCAAAAATCTTGTACAAAAAGTGAGTGTAAATACTTTATTGAGTACGAGGATGAGTACAATTGTACTTTGGTTTCTATTTATGAAAACGGAAGAATGACACTCAGAGAAATTGGCGATAGATTAGGTATTTCTTTCGCCCGTGTTAAGCAGATAGAAGCTAAGGCGCTTCAAAAAATCAAAAATACTGATTTAATTTATTTTAAAGATATGGAATAATACGATTATTATGACTATTTATTCTAGAATTTCATTTATTAAGGAGAGAAATTTAAATGTCCCGTAAAACTTTACTTACAGAATCTGAGGTTCGTCAGTTTCTTAAACTCGCTAACATTGGACCGGTAGGTGATGCCAAGGTTCAAGAGATGTACCATTCGCCCAAGCCCGGCATTCGTGATGATGACGATGACGAAGAACCCGGCATGAGAGATGATTCACCAGCTATGGAAGAGGCAGAGGATGTTTCTGAAATGGAAATGGACATGGAAATGGGCGCGCCTGATGACATGGAAGATGCCGCCGATGACATGGACGATGCTGAAATGGATATGGACGCCGCCGGCGGAGAAAAAATGGTTTCTGTTGATGACTTTATGGGTGCTCTTGAGCGCGCTCTCGAAGATGTTTTGGGAGATGAAGTTGATGTTGATATGGATGCTGAAGACGATGCAATGGATGATATGGACGCCCCCGACCCTATGGACGATGATGAGCCCATGATGGAAGGCGATGATGAAGAAGATCTTGATGAAGGCGAAGATCACGATGATGACGACAGAGTTGACGAGGAAGAAATTGTTAATGAAGTCGCTAGACGAGTTGCCGCCCGTCTTCAAGAAAAAAATGACAAAGAGAACATGGTTAATGACCTTGCTGAAAGAATCATGGCTCGTCTCACACAAAAATAATTGACACCAGTTAATTAATGTGTTAAAATAACCACTGCTAGTGGTTATTTTTTTAGGTAGGTATGGAGCAAACACTTTTATATATTTTAGTTTTCATATTTGGTTATGTAACCTGCAAAACATTTTATTTTTTGCGCGCGAGTAGAATTAGTTTGTCACTTATAAAGTTGTCGCACATAATTTTTTTATCAACAATATTAAAAGTATCTGAGAATTATGTTTTACTACGTGAACGTGCGAGACTTCTAAAGAAACAGGGACATATTGACAGTAAAATTTACGATACTGTATCAGAAAATATTAACAATCAGTTACAGCTACTGAAGGACAATTCAATTGAGTACCTAATTAATATGCACCCTAAATTTTATAGAGATGCTTTAAAATTCGATGATTGGGTTTCGTCAATGAAGTATCTTAAAGAAAATGAAGAGACTGTATTTGAATTTTGGAAAAAATATGATAGATAAAATTAAACAATTGCTTGAAACTTTGTCAAGCAACGAAAATCAACCCATAGCAATTAGTGAAGAAGAATTAATTGAACAATTATTAGGTGGTGCTCCATCTCAAGATCCTGAACTTAGAGTAATAGGATTATTTTCTGATGTAGTGGATGAGAAAATCGCCGAGTTAGTTCACGCATTACTATATTTAAATGAAATCAACAGAGTAAAAAAACAGGATAAGCCGATTGAATTTTATCTTTCGACATATGGTGGTTCCGCCGACGACATGTTTGCTCTTTACGACGTGATGCGACAGATAAGGGAATCGACAGAGATTCACACCATTGGTCTTGGTAAAGTTATGTCGGCCGGTGTTCTTTTGTTGGCTTCCGGCACGAAAGGAAAACGCAAGATTGGTAAGTATTGTCGTGTTATGATTCATTCAGTCATCGGTGGTAGCCATGGCTCTCTTCCCAATTTAGCTAATGAAATGGAAGCGATGCAGCAAATTCAAAAAGACTACATCGATGCGCTAGTTGAAGAGACTTCGATGTCTAAAAAAGATCTGAAGAAGCTTCTTGAACGAAAAGTAAATGTCTACTTATCTGCAGAAGAGGCGGTTGAATTAGGTATTGCAGATATTATTATTTAAGGAGATTAATGTGTCAGATTATATGAAGGAAATGTTTATTGATGTTAGAGAAAATAAAGAGGCTGATAATACTGATGACACGTTAGATTTAATTTACGAAGTTTTTATGAACGCCGCCAAGCCACAAGTTGTAACTGAAATGGCTGCAGATAAAGCTAGAGAGTTTGTAATGTCACTTCCAAAATTTACACCCACTGAGGCTTGGGGTAATCCCGAGAGCATTGAGAGGCAGCAGATAACGAAATTGTTTAACGCCATCGGCGGAGGTCGTTCGATTCAGGGCAAGCTTAAATTTCTTCAAAGGATTACAGAACCAAATACCAGAATTACTTCCCCCCGACGCATCATTTCTTCTATAATCATTTTAGAGTGTTTAAAAGCTGTTATTACTAGTTTTAATGCATCAAGTGCCGGTTTTGTTTTCGAGGGCTTTCTCTCTGCGCTCTTGCAGGGAACTCAAGAAGCTGAGGTTTCAGCTAAGGGTAACTTGCCCATCCAAGATTTGATAGCCTTTTCAGAAAGTGATAATCCAGTTCCTATTAGCTTGAAGCTTTTAAATAAAACTACTAACATTGAGGGCAGTTATACTAACTTAGTTGATGGTCTCGATGAGTTTAATGAAATGGTTTACATCGTCGCACGTAAAGATTCTGAAGCTGGTGGAATTTCAATCGAAAAATTTAGATTTGATCAAAATAATTTTATTGATGCACTTTCAACCTCTGCTAGAGGCGGCGCCACTAAAGGAATTAATTTGTTTCAACTTCCTGATAAGACTCCTGAACAATCAATTGCTATTTTAAAAGCAGCCGATAGTTGGCCAGAAAAATATGATCTCCTGCAATACACCGCTGGATACTCTGACAGAATTAGAAAAAAGAGAGAACTAGCCAGACAAACAGATCAACAAGCCCAAGAAAACCCTGATTCTGAAGAAGCAATGAAGGCTCAACTCGCCGCAGAAGGCGAATTGCATGAGGCTATCAAAGAAGAGTGGAGCCTATTGCTTGAAAAAGTAGGTGGCACACAGTGGCACATTAGCCCGCAGCAGTTAATAAGTTTTGATTTTGTAGAATACGAAGAATTGGGTGAATTGCCATACACAGAGGCAGCTATACTCAACGTAGCTCGTATGCACATGGATAAACTTAATGAAGAAATTATGCAGCTTTTTAGCGCGACCCAAGATTTGTCAGAAAATATTAATCGTTACTTTTTAGTTGAAAAGCGTAGCAGTGCCATTAACTCTGGCGAGCAAGCCATTCAAGATTCAATTGAGATTCAGCAATCTCTTCAAGCACAACTTCAAAAAACAGATAGTGAAGAAGAAAATCCTTGACATTTTGTTAATAATTTATTATAATAAACACAACTCAGAGGTGTAAATGAGTCGAGCATATGACGACAATCAATCATTGCAACAAAAAATTATTACAGGAGCGAACGTACTAGCTGACAATGTGGCTTCCACTCTTGGACCAAGAGGTAGAAACGTTCTCTTACAGGAGAAGGGCAAGGCGCCATTTATTACTAAAGACGGAGTGACTGTTGCACATTTCGTTGCGCTTGAAGACCCTATTGAAAATGCTGCTGTCCAAGTTATTAGACAAGCAGCTATTGAAACAAATGAAATGGCTGGTGATGGCACAACCACATCTACTGTTTTAGCAAGAGCCATTCTTAATGAATCACAAAAGCATATCGCTGCTGGTGCTGCTCCAATCGAGTTGCAACGTGGGATTAGTGACACGGTTAGACAAATATGTTCTAACTTAGATGAACTAAGTTTGCCAATTACAAGTGTTGACGATATCAAGCATATCGCGACTATCTCTGCCAACAATGACTCAACAATTGGTGAGCTTATTGCCATGGCTATTGATAAAGTGGGTCAGGATGGCTCTGTGACCATTGAAGAGTCAAGATCACTAGAAACATCGATCGATATTGAAGAGGGCTTTAAAGTACCTTCTGGTGTGGCTGCAGGTGCATTTATTAATGATGAGCGGAGATCGCTTATGTCTTATAATGAACCATTACTTTTAATTACCGACTACAAGATTGATGCTGTTGAGATGATTCTACCAGTGCTTGAGATGGTCGCGAGAGAAAGTCGGCCGTTAATTATTATTGCTGAAGAAATTGAAGGACAAGCTTTGGCTGCCCTTATCATGAATGCCATGCGTGGCACACTAAAAGTAGCAGCTATCAAGGCTCCCTTTTATGGTGCTGAGCGTCGTGATATGCTTGAAGACTTGAGTCATTCTACCGGAGCCACTTTTGTATCACGCGATTCTGGCATCAAATTATCAGATGTAAAACTAAAAGATCTTGGTTCCGCTAAGCAAATTGAAAGTTCAAAGTTTTCAACTACCATTGTTGGCGGTAATGCCGACTATGAACTTCTTGAGCGCAAGATTGAAACTCTCAAGAGTGATGTTGAAAATTGTGATGATATGTCTCTTGCTGAGATTATCCAAGGTCGTATTACTAGATTATCGTCAGGTGTTGCTGTAATTCGTGTTGGTGGCTCAACACAAGTTGAGATGACCGAAAAGAAACACAGAGTTGAAGATGCCCTTGAGGCTGTGAGATCAGCACAGGAAGGTGGTATTGTAACTGGTGGAGGCACAGCGCTATTAAGAGCAACAAAAAGTTTGGCTGTTGCATCAGAAAATCCACATCCTGATCAACAACTTGGAATATCTATTGTATTAAAAGCATGTGAATCCCCAATTAGACAGATGGCATCAAACGCCGGTGAATCACCTGATATTATAGTTGAGAAAGTAAGAGAATCCTCCACAGAATCTGGTTGGGATTTTAGAACTTCGAGTCTAGTTAATATGATTGAAAAAGGAATTATCGATCCTGTGAAAGTCACTAAAACAGCCCTACAGAATGCAGCAAGTTGTGCTGGGACTTTAATCACAACAAATTACGGTATTATACAATTAGGAGATAAAAATGAATCAGGGTGATTTAATCCATATCCCACAAGGTGTAGAGTTGTGGTGCGAAACTGATAAAGGAATGAGATTACGAGAAACAGAAAGACCAACCGTTGGTGTTTATTTGAGCACAAAGAGTCAGTACGTTTATCGCGTCTATGCTAATGGTCATGAATGGAATCTCAAAAGAAGAGATGTATACCCCATGGAGGCGACATGCTAGTTAAACTTACAGAGGTTAGGCAGAAAAACAATCTTACAACCTCGAAGCAGGAATTTGATTTACAAGATATTTTTATTAATCCTGAGCATGTTGTAATGATTCGTGAAGATGCAAGACTCGCTAAGCTAAATGAAGATCGTTCGTTGCTGCCCGGCATGGACAACGATCACCGTTTCACAAAACTTACAATCAATCGCGGACAGACAGGAACTGAAATAGTTGTTGTTGGTGCTCCACACATTGTAGAGAAAAAACTACAACAAAATCATGGACTTATAAGAGGTTAAAATGTCAGAAAGAGTAAACATACAATATTCTATTGAGCTTGATGATCTTGGCTCCGAAGTACACAGAATATATAAAAAAGCACAAGCTATTGTTGACTGCATTGAACTATCTGATTCAACCGAGACCAACGTGCTTTCATCTGAAATTTTATCTGATATTGAAAGAACAAGGTTGCAACTTGTATCATTAGATTCAACGTTAAAAGACGTTGAACATATAGTTTCCAGTTACATGCGATATAAATTTGCATCAACCGAAAATTTTGAAGCTGATGAGGCTGATGATGTCGATAGTGACACCACTGAAGTCACCGAATAATTTTATTTGTGCTGAGGCGTTAAAAAATATAATTCCTAAAGATTTTAAAATTGATTCCTTTGGGTTTGCATCTGGTCAACTTGAATTAAGTCTATTTAATGATGGTTACGATATTACTTTTTTTACTAATAAAATATTCGTGTGGGAGTTTTGGCAAAATTTAAAAACAAATCCAGAAATGTTTATCAGTGATGTAAAATTTCTTCATAATAGTTTAGAAAATCGTGATTTAATTCTACTCAAAGATAGATGGTATGACATTTATAAAGAAAGCGATTTAAGGGCAGCAATGTTTTATTTACTTAATAGATATTCCACGAGCGGTATATTTTCTAGAAATGCAATTAATAAAACTAATTTTTCACCACTTAATTTAAGGCAGTTAGATACGTTAGCCCCATTAATAAAATCAACAGATATTAGATACCACAATCATGATGACTTATGTGATTTTATCGATGCTCTTGAGGGTGATAATATTTACTTGATACCAGCGAACAAATATGAATATAAAGTTCTAAAAAGAAACTACGTTCCTAATCAAGAGGAAGTATATTTTAATCATGAAAGAATTTTTAATATCTTGAAAGAATCCGATAAAAAAATACTTGCAATTTACAAATATAACGATTATGTTGATCAGATGCACAACAATAAAATTTATATTGATAAAAGTGGCAAAGTAACAAGTAATAAAAAAGTAGCGGAGGAGATTGTTTTTAACAATTTTGATCTATGAGTAAGATAATTTTAGCATGTGCGCTGTTTGCATTGGGGCAAACCCTTGGTTGGTTTCAGTTAAACTCACAATTCGTTTGGAACTGGTGGAAGGATAAGCCTTTACTTGCGGCCGTTTTATTTTCCGTACCAACAGGAATTTGTTTTTGGTATGGCATTAAATTATGTTACGAAGAATGGGGAGAGGTATGGGGTCCGAGATTTTTAATTTTTACAATGTCATACTTGACATTTCCTGTACTAACTTGGTATTTTTTAAATGAAAGCATGTTTACTGCTAAAACAATGATTTGTGTCGTGTTATCATTTATTATAGTTGGTGTGCAGCTATTTTGGAGGTAAAATGAGAGTTGTAGAAAAGCCTTGGGGATTTGAATATATATGGGCTGAAACTGATGATTATGTAGCTAAAATGCTGCACATAGAACCTAAACAAAGATTGTCGCTACAGTACCATGAGATTAAAGAAGAGACAGTTTATGTTCTCGAAGGAACTCTTCTAAACTGGACAGATGAAGACAGCCCCCCGCAAAAAATAAAGACCGGTCACACTTTACATGTTAAGCCAAATCAGATTCATAGGTTTGGTGCAGGCAAGGAGATGGTAAGACTTATGGAGGTGTCAACTCCACACCTAAACGATGTAGTTAGGTTAGCAGACGATTATAAAAGATAACAACTATTTATAGTGTTGGAGTTAAAATAAATGGACATTT